CCAAGCGGCGGTTCAACTACGACTGTAACTGTCACGCCATCTAGCGATACGGCTGCAACGGTGGCTGTTCCTTCGGCTATCTACAATCTGTCTGGCGGAACAAGTGTTGGAATCACTGTAACCAACTCAGACGGTACTACTTCTACTCCTGCTGTTAGTAAAAGCGTGGTTGTTTTGCCTTCTGGCGGAACAATAACAACTTCTGGTGCATACACCATCCACACCTTTACTTCGTCCGGCACATTCACTGTCCCAAGTGGAACGACACTTTCTGATGTTGAGTACCTAGTTGTTGCTGGCGGTGGCGCAGGCGGAAACAGAGCAGGCGGTGGTGGTGGAGCCGGTGGTTACCGTTCCTCTGTTTCTGGTGAATCTTCTGGCGGTGGTGCTAGTGCTGAGTCTAAATTAACACTAACCGCTGGTTCATATACTGTAACTGTTGGTGCGGGTGGTGCAGGTACAACATCACACGGTAATGACGGTTCAAATTCAGTCTTTAGCACGATTACTGCTACCGGCGGCGGTGGCGGTGCGTCACGAAGCGGCGACAGAAACGGACATAGCGGCGGTTCTGGTGGCGGGGCCTCTATTGACGGGAGTTATAGCGGAGGTTCTGGAACTTCAGGACAAGGCTACGCTGGTGGCTCATGCTCAGGAAATGTTGGCGTATCTCCAGCACCGGGCGGTGGCGGTGCTGGTGGTGTTGGCGTAACAAATGGTGGTGGTAACGCACATGGTGGGATTGGCGTTGCTTCTTCTATTACTGGGTCGTCCGTTTATCGTGCTGGCGGCGGTGGCGGCGGAGGCTCAGGCGGGAGTAACGGTGGAACTGGCGGCGGAGCCAATGGAGTGGATAGCGGAACTCCAACAGCGGCAACCGCAAACACAGGCGGTGGCGGCGGTGGCAACAACGACACTGCGGCTTCTGGTTCTGGCGGCTCCGGCATCGTAATCGTCCGTTATCAACTGTAATGGATGCCTGACATGGAACCAACACAACACTCAGAGAAACCTCTCGACCATCGAGTGTTGCGCCTTGAATACATCATTGAAGACCATAGCGAAGAGTTGAAGGAACTCAGAGGAAACTCTGAGGAACTTCGTGACGCTCTGAACAAAATTGAGATGAACTTAAAACAAATTAAGTGGTTCGCTATGGGCGCTTCGGCGCTTTACTTTGCAGACAGTATGGGTCTGACAGCAATCTTCAAAATTATCGGCGCATAACTTAAAGGCTTAATTATGATTCAACTCCTTTCCCTCATCGGGAACTTGGGAGTCGAGTGGATTAAGGGCAAGCAGGAAGAAGCAAAAATCAAGCAAGAAGTGAAGCTGAAGCAACTTCAGAACACTGAAAACTGGGAAGCACTTCAAGCACAAGCGTCACAGAATAGTTGGAAGGACGAATGGTTCTCCATTGTTCTTTCGGTACCGCTTATTGGTGCCTTCATTCCTGACCTTGTGCCTTATATCCAAGAAGGCTTCAAAGTCCTCGACTCCATGCCCGACTATTACAAAGCATTCCTAGCGGCTGCAATCAGCGCCAGCTTTGGCCTGAAGGCGGTTAGCCAATGGAAAAAGTAAGCAACTTCGAACAAGCCTTAGACCTCATCTTGAAACACGAAGGTGGTTATGTGAACCACCCTGAAGACCCCGGCGGGGAAACCAAGTACGGCATCTCAAAGAGAGCCTATCCCAACGAAGACATCGTAAACCTCACCAAAGAACGTGCAGGGCAGCTTTATCGTCGTGATTACTGGGACAGGATTAAAGGAGATGACTTGCCTTACCCCGTCGGTCTCTTCAGCTTCGATACCGCAGTAAACCTCGGTACGTCTCTAGCTTCCCGTGCGCTTCAGCGTGCGTCTGGAGCAGAACAAGATGGCGTCATAGGGCCAAGAACGATTGAGGCTGTCTGGGAGGCCTACAAAGCCTCTCAGAACCGCTTTTTAGACCTTCTGGCTAAAGAGCGCCTTGATTACTACGCACAACTCACCACGTTCAAAACCTTTGGGCGTGGTTGGGTTCGTCGTGTAAACGAAACCCTAACGGAATCTAAAAAATGGACAGACAACTCCTAGACCTACTGCACGAGTCAGTCGCTAAAGACTTGCTCTCTCGTGTTAAGTCCGGGGAAGCAACCGCTGCTGAACTGGGCGTCGCTGTCAAATTCCTAAAAGACAACAACGCAGCCTTGGATGTCATTCATGCAGAAAGCCCGATGGGGAATCTATTGGCCTCTCTGCCTTTTGATGTCAAGGAGTTAGTGAACTGATGGCGCGTGACTACAAGAAAGAATACCGGGAATACCACGGCAAACCTGAACAGATTAAGCGGCGCGCTGGTCGTGTTCAGGCACGTCGGGAGATGGTCAAGAAGTACGGTAAGGAAGCCGTCGCAGGTAAGGACATCGACCACAAAGACCGTAACCCACGGAACAACTCAATGTCGAACCTGCGCATCCAGTCTAAACACGCTAATCGCGGCAGGAACAAGTAATGACTACCGAGACAGACAAGAACACTGTTCCTGCTGAACTCCGCGACTTTAGAAACTTCATGTATGTGGTTTGGAAGCACCTAAACCTTCCAGACCCTACACCCGTTCAGTACGACATCGCAGATTACCTTCAGAACTCTCCACGCCGCTGCATCATTGAGGCATTCCGTGGGGTAGGGAAGAGTTACATCACCTGTGCCTTCGTGGTACACCAGCTATTGCTCGACCCTGACAAAAAGTTCATGGTGGTCTCTGCATCAAAGGCCCGTGCTGATGACTTCTCGACCTTCACCCAGCGCTTAATCCTAGAATTACCCCTCTGTCAGCACCTCGTTGCCAAAGAGGGCCAGCGTTGGTCGAAGATTGCCTTTGACGTAGCCCCCGCAAAAGCCTCTGGAAGCCCCTCAGTCAAATCTGTGGGCATCACAGGGCAGCTTACGGGGTCTCGTGCAGACTTCATCATCGCGGATGACGTGGAAATCCCTAACAACTCCATGACACAACTCATGCGTGAGCGTCTTGGGGAGTCTGTGAAAGAGTTTGACGCCGTTCTGAAGCCCGAAGGGAAGATTATTTACCTCGGTACCCCCCAGAACGAGATGAGTCTCTACAACGTCCTCACGGAACGTGGCTACCAATTACGGATATGGCCTGCACGGTTCCCAGAAGCCTCACAAGCGGATAAGAAGTACGGAGGTAGGTTAGCACCTTATATCGGTGAAAACCTCTCTAAGGACGTTACAGGCGCTCCTACAGACCCTCTACGCTTCGATGATGAGGATTTGATTGAGCGAGAACTCAGTTACGGTAAATCTGGGTTTGCACTCCAGTTTATGCTGGACACCAGCCTCAGTGATGCCGACAGGTACCCCCTGAAGCTGTCCGACCTGATGGTGATGTCGTGTGATGACACCACAGCCCCAGAGAAACCCATCTACGGGATTATGAAGCCTGTCACCGACCTACCCAATGTTGGTTTGATTGGTGACAAGTTCTACGCCCCTGAGACCACTCTGGGTCGCTCTGAGTACACCGGCTCCATCCTCGCTATCGACCCCTCTGGTCGGGGTGCGGATGAGACCGCCTATGCGGTTGTGAAGATGCTCAACGGCTACCTCTACGTCGTGGACGCTGGAGGCCTCTCTGGAGGCTACCGGGATGAGACCCTCAAGGCTCTCGCAGGGAAGGCTAAGGAGCATAAGGTCAACCTCGTGTTGGTCGAAAGCAACTTTGGTGACGGTATGTTTACCGAGTTGTTCAAGCCACATCTACTGAAGACATATCCCGTCACGATAGAAGAGGTCAGACACTCCAAGCAGAAGGAACTACGCATCATTGATGTGATGGAACCTGTGATGAACCAGCACCGTCTGGTTATCGACCCCAAGGTTATCCGTAAGGACTTTGAGAGTGTCCAGCACCACCCTCCTGAGAAGGCTATGCGCTATATGCTGATGTATCAGATGACACGCATAACCAGAGACAGAGGGGCTTTGGCTCACGACGATAGGCTTGATGTCTTAGCGATGGCCGTCCAATACTGGGTAGACCAGATGGCAGCAGACGCAGACAAGGAAATAAGCTATAAAAAACAAGAACTTCTGAACAAAGAACTGGAGAAGTTCATTAGTGGTGTCAACACCTCAAGTTTGCTGCAAAATAGAACGAACGCAACTCGTTGGTTCTAAAGGGTTTTTTCTTAAAAACTGGCCTAATTAGCCACCATTGAGGGAGACCCCCCCCCGGTTGAGACAATCTCCCCCCTAAGAAAGACAATAAGACAACCTTAAGAATACTTAAGAACTCTTAAGGTTGTAACTTTAGGGATACCTAAGAATTCTTTGTTAGTTACTATGGAATGAACTAACAACAACTTATTCTTAGGGATACCTAAAGAGTCTTAGGGGCAGTTGTTCCGTAGTTGTTATCCCTGAATCTCATTCCCTAACGCACATAAATTCCTCTCATAGTGAGGATTTGGTTAGGAATCTTCCCCAGCGGGAATGAAATAACGATGTTGCTTATTTTAGGTAACGAGACATTTCTGACTGATACCTGCAACAAAAACCCCGCCGAAGCGGGGCTTGTTCTTACTTCCAGTAGCCGTTC